AATGAAATCAAACGATCCTTTATCAGTAGGGTTTAGGTTAAAATCATTTTTCAATCATTATATAAAAAATACACAAGGGCATATGGGTAAGGTTAAAGTCTTGCAAGATATGTTTAGAGAATATTACGAACAAATTTTAAGAGCAGAAATTAGTGCTAGAAAAACTGAAAAAGGTAAACAAAAATATAGAGATATATTAGCAACAAATTTAAAATTTATAGATAGAAATAGAACTGCTTTATACTTTGCAATAGCGAGTCACGTCAGTTTAGGAAATGCAAAGAATTTTTTAATACAAAAACTATCACAGATACAATCAATCGGACATTTTATAAGAACAAGTAAAGGTTATAGAGTAACTAATCCAGAAGGATTTGTTGCAGTAGATAGAAAAGCAGGTGCAGTTAAACTTGTAGATAGATTAGAATTTAGTAGAGCAAACTTTACAATTGCAAAAGATTGGGTAAAAGGATAATGAAAAAAACTATTAAAGAAGTTAGAGAATATATTAACGAAGGTGTTTACGATCCAGGTATCTTCAAAGCATTTTTTCTTGCAGGTGGTCCTGGTTCAGGAAAATCTTTTGTAACTGCTAGTGCCTTTGCTGGTACAGGATTAAAACTTGTTAATTCAGATGTTAAGTTTGAAAAAGATTTAAGAAAGTTAGGTATGTCTATGAAAATGCCTGACCAAGAAGCATACTTTAGAGATATGATTAGAAAAGGTGCAAAACAATTTGCTGGAAAACAAATGGATACTTATTTAAAAGGCAGACTAGGTGTGATTGTTGATAGTACAGCAAGAGATTATGGAGTTATATCTAGTCAAGTTAATATGTTAAAACATATAGGGTATGATTGTTATATGATATTTGTAAATACAAGTTTAGATGTTGCATTGCAAAGAAATAAAAGTAGAGAAAGAAGTATACCAGAATATATTACAAAGAAAAGTTGGCAAAAAGTACAATTAAATATGGGTGCGTTTCAAAGAGTATTTGGTCCTTCTAAAATGTTAATTGTAGATAATAGTAGAGATGAAAAAGAATTAGTTACAAAAACTTTATCTACTGCTTCAAAATTTATTAGAAGTAGATTAAGAACTAAACCAGAAAATCGTACGGCAATGGCGTGGATTAAAAGAGAACTAGAACTAAAGAAAAGAATATGAGCATAGGATTTAAAGATTACTTATTTAAGTATTTAAAACAAAACGAAGCAGTCATTGATGTGCCTAGACAATCATATGCTACAGGTGTGTTCTCTAATCCTGAAGATAAAGATCCAAAAATTAAACCTGAAATTATCGGTCAGATAATGAAGCAGTTTACAGAATTTAAAAAAGAATATCCTATATTAGATTATTCTTTAATAGGTTCTATTCTAACTAAAAGATATAGAGATGACGCAGACCTTGACATCAATGTATTGTTTGATGTACCAAAAGAAAAACAAGAAGAAGAAAGATTAAGACTATCTCAAAAGTTTTTATCTGCTAAAAATCCAGATAACATACAAGGTAAATTAATACCTGGTACAAGACATCCTATTAACTATTATTTTATTACAGACAAAGAAACTTATGACGATCAAAATAAAAAGGCAGACGCAGTATTTGATATAGGTAAAAATAAATTTATTAAAAGACCTGAAGACTTTGAATTTGATCCTTCTTTATATGTAAAAGACTTTGATAAAAAAGTACAAGAATTAGATGTAATCAAAGGTGAATTAAAAAGAGATATAATAGATTACAAAGAACTAAAAGGACTAACAACAAATGATGTTTTAAATTTACAAGACAAAGTAAAAGATAAACTAGACGAAATAGAATACGACATAGAATTAATAATTAAAGTAGGTGATAAGGTAGACGCAGAAAGAAGAAAAGCGTTTGATAGTGATATGTCGCCTGAAGAAATAAGACAATATGGTATTAAGAATAGATTACCAAAAGCAGTTATCTATAAGATGTTAGAGAAATATCACTACATCACTTTTTACAAAAAATGTAAAAAGATTTTAGATGACGGAATTGTAACTGATAAAGAAATAGATAGTTTAAAATCAGAAGCAGTTAGAAGAAGAAAATCTATTGCATTTACATTTGGTAGATTCAATCCACCAACATCTGGACACGAGAAACTAATTAAGAAAGTTGCTAGTGTTAGAGCAGATACTTTTAAAATATTTTTAAGTAGAAGTAATGATCCTAAAAAGAATCCATTATCTCCTAGAACTAAATTAACTCATATGAAATTTATGTTTCCTAAGTATAGTAGAAACATTGAAATCAATACAACGAATATGATATTAGATATTGCAAGTAAATTATACAGACAAGGATATACTGAAATCTTTATGGTCGTAGGTAGTGATAGAGTTAGAGAGTTTGAAACAATTTTAAACAAGTACAATGATGTAAGAAGTAGGCACGGACATTATAACTTTGATAATATTAATGTATTATCAGCAGGTGAAAGAGATCCAGATTCAGAAGGTGTAGCAGGTATGTCAGCAAGTAAGATGAGGGACGCTGCTAGTAAAGATGATCTTCAAACTTTCAAAAAAGGATTGCCTACAGGATATAGAAACGCAACAGATTTATTTAAAGATGTAAGAAAAGGAATGAGATTAGTAGCAAGTATGGAATACGATACTAACTTTAGACCAGTTAAAACCTTACAAGAATTTGAACAAAATCAAATAAGAGATATGTATATTAGAGAACAAATCTTTAATATAGGAGATAAAGTTAAATACATTAAAGAAGATATTAATGGAAAAGTGATTAGAAAAGGTACAAATTATATTGTACTAGAAGACAACAACAATAATTTACACAAAGCTTGGATATGGGATTGTTTACCTAATCCAGCAGATAGAGAGGCACAAGTGAGAGAATACAATTTAGATATAGATTATGGTTTTGAAGCCGTATCAGAAAAAAGAGAAGAAGAAACTGATAAAGTAAAAGAATCATACGATATTGGGCACGATTATGCTCAACACGCAGTTAAAGTAACCCCAGGACAAGACGGATATGACCCAAATTATGAGGGTGGGGCATATAAACCAGCAGTAGATGGTACTTCTGGAGAAAAAGTAGTAACTAGACCAATAAGTGATGATATTTCTGTAAAAGATATTAATGATTGGTCAACTTCAAGTGAAACAATAGATAAATATAAGGAAAGATACAAAGAAGAATGGCAGAAAAAGTTATCTGAAGTTGTATCTAAAATGATAAAGAATTTATAATGGATAAAGAACTTGATAAGTTTTTAGATGATCTAGCAAACAATACACCAAACAACGAGCAGTTTGAGGAACAAGAAAAAGAAAAAGAAGAAGATGAAAAAGACACTAAAAGAAGTTAGAAATAGTTTTTTAAAAGAAGCAGTTGCTACGGTATCTGATTTACAATATATCAGAGCAAAGACACATCATAATAACCATTTTCAAGCAAGAATATATGTTGCTGAGAAAATATTAAAAGATAGAAAATTAGCAAAGGCATATGAGTCATTAGCATTTGTACACGATAATTATGCTAGAGTTGTTGGTAATGACGCAATTACAATTAGACAAAGATTAGAGAAAATGTTAATGACACAATTAAAAAGTAAGATTAAAAATTGGGACGAAATTTATTCGGCACTATAAGGGAGAACAATGACACACATAAGAACATTAATGGATCATATGATACAGATTGACGAAGGTAGAATGAAAGATATTTTTACTGCTGACGAAGAAGGTAAATCTGCTAAAGAAATTGCAAAGGCATTAAAACTGCCTTTAGGTACGGTTAAGAAAATTTTAGGTGAAGACAATGAATTACAAGAATTTTCATCAACTCAATTAGATATATTAGCAAAACAATATGCTAGTTTAAAAGGTAAAACAATTTCAGTTGACAATGCAAACAAATTAAGAAAAATTTTTGATAAAATACCAGATGGTATATTAAATGATTTAAGAAAGAAAAAGATTCCTTTCTTATCAGGTCTTGCTTTATCTCGTATGATACAAAAAGGTATACCAGTTAAAGAAGAAGTATTAGATGAAGCAAACATAGTTTTTAAAGCAAAAGCAAAAGAAGGTGGTTATTTTCTAGTATTAAAGCGTGATACTTCTGGTATGAGTGGTAGCCAAGATAAATTTATAATGCGTCATTTGAAAGGCAATAAAGTTAAAGAATTAGGTTCTCATCCATCGTTAGATGGTGCAAAAACTTTTGGTAAGAATAAGGGTATTATTG